TTTTGTAACCTTTATTAATCACCAATCACTTCTGAATCTACTACTAAATTATCAGTGTCTAATGAATCTTTTTTGTATCTTAAAATTGTTGCCTCACAAATCCTTTTATAGATTTGCTCTCTAACACCAGGGTTAGAATCTAATGTAAGTGGGAAATCCTTCGCTTGGAACTTAATCACTTCGCCTGAATCAATATCAATGTATTCATACCAAGCTCCACTTTGTTTCACAATTGCGTTTTCTTTCATACTACCCAACCATGCTCCGTAGTTATCAATACCTCTATCAAAGAAGATATCAAAATCTGCTGAGCGTAATGGTGGTCCCATACGATTCTTTACAACCTGGCATCTTACTTTGATACCAACAATTCTTTCGTTACCACTACCATCTTTAGCTTTAATCGTTCCCATACTCTTTAATCTTAAACGAACCGATGCATGGAAAGCGATTGCTTTACCACCAGAAGTTGTCCAAGGGTCAGAGAATGGCATTGCGTTCATCTTCTGTCTTAATTGGTTTGTGAAAACTAGAGTGATTTTCTGTCTACCAATAAGATTTGTGATTTTACGCATTGCTTTGGAAATGATAATTGCTTTATCCGTAGCGTAACCATCTTTACCATAATCAGCTTCCATCTCCTTTTCAGTTGATGCTGCTGCTACTGAATCCACAACAATTGTTACATACCTATCTTTCGATGAAACTCTCACCTTTTCGATAATAGTTTCGGTATATTCAAAACATTGTTCAACAGTCTCAGCTGTTACATAAAGTAATTTGGTTGTATCTACTCCAATGGCTTCTAAGAATTCTCTACTTACGGCATTTTCAGTGTCAATCAATACAGCGATACCACCTAACTTTTGTGTTTCGGCAAGTAAGTGAGCTGATACTAATGATTTACCACTTTGTTCTAATCCCGTAATTTCGGTAATTCTACCAACAGGCAAACCTCCATAAGGTCTATTAGAGATTGCCACATCCAACATTGATGCTCCGGTTGATACCCAACCTTCTACGTTTGTAGGGGAGTCATTGTTGTCCAAAAAGAATGCTACTTTTTGGTCTTTTGCTTGTTTGTTAAGGGACTCAGCGAGTACTTCCGCTAAGTCTATTTCCTTAGTTGCTTTCGCCATATATTAACTTATTTTATTAATTGAAAAGGTCATCAAATGCCGCTGCTACATCATCTAATTTCTTAGAAGGTGCTGCCGCTGGTTTTGATGGAGTTGTATCGAATGGTGCTTCATCTTCATTAGCAGTTGAAGATAAGGTTTCAGCTGATGCTGATTTTTCATCTTCAGAAGTTGCCGATGGATTCAACCAACCTTCTAATACATTTTTCAATTCTGCATAAGTTAATTCTGAATAAAGTTCAGTAATTTCTTTCTGATTTGCTAAGTACTTATCCGTATCTTCTTTAGAAGCTGCTAAAGGAGTTTCTTTTGGTTTAACACGGATTGTTGTTACAGGGTAAGAAGTACCACTGTCTTCAGCCGATACTACTTCAACAGTAATATCTCTACCTTCATTTGGGTCAGTAATATCACCGTAATCAGGATCTGCCATATAACCAAGAATCTCTTGATATACAGTTTTACCAAAGCCCCAAAATTTTACACCTTCACCTTCTTCACCTCTTACCAATACTGGTACGAATGTTCTAAGTTTCGGCTCCATTTTTTTAGCAGCTTTCCAATCTTCCTTATCACCCATTCTTTTAAGTTTTTCAGCAAACTCAACAATTGGGTCAGGTCTACCGAATGACATCGGAGATAGATAAGTTTTGTTGTTTACGTTGTAGTGAAAGTACAATTCAATGAAAGGATTCTCTTTGTTGAATTTGTAAGGGACCAAACGAATAGTGTGTTTGCCCGGTGCTGGTTTCCAAAGTTCTACAGTTGTTCTTTGGGTGTTTTGCAGTTTGTTAAGTCTGCTCTTAATTGCGTCTAAATTAATAGCCATGTCTTTTAAGTTTTAAGAGTTTAAGTTTTAAAACATACGTTTTAAGGTTGGATTATAGTGTCTTTCCTACACTTCCGTTACACATATAAATATAATGGAAACACAAATATACGAAGAATACCTGATATTTCCAAATCTTTTTTTCGATATATTTTATGGTAAATGATGTAACAAATATACGATAAATTTGTTACAATACCAAATAAAAAATCACACCACATTAAAGGGCTAGGGGTTATTGTATTACAACCGGTTGACCGTTCATTGAGAACACACATCGGTAACCATATTCAGGTAGAGTGATGTGGTATATCCCATCATTAAAATTCGTAGGGGATGTAACCAAATATGTTCTTTGAATACCCGCAAGTTCACAATAGGCTTCAAATTCGGTAGGTTTCATACCCGGTCCACCTTCGGTGATATTGACTAGGTTCATTAGGGATTTCAGACGGCTCATAGTGGTGGGGTTGATTTTCATAGGATTAGGGGTTAAAGGGTTTATATCTCTCATTACTTAATAAACATACGAATAATACCTGATATATACAAGCACTATTTTATAACCCATTGAGTATCAACAGGATTATTTTTTTAAGTAGGTATTCACATATTCGGTCTGAGTCATTGTTTTCTCAGTACCATTCGGGAGTAGTAATCGAACTATCATTTCTCCATTTGATAGGTAACGGGCAGTGATTTGGGGAGTCATCATATTATTATAGTCTAATGTATAATTCAGTAAATTCAATTCGGTCAGTAATGTGAGTAGGTAATCCCATCTGCTTTGCCATCTCTAACATTTCGCTATAAAAGTATCCATCCCATATACCACACAACATATTGTATAAAGGGGTGTGCCAACTTTCATTTCTAGCGATGTGGTAATCTTCCACTATTCGGATGGTAGTAGAGTGGAACTCCATCATTTTTTCGGAGAACAATTCGTGGCGGTTAAATCTTACAGTATTCATATCTTTATCGTTTTATTACATAGTAAACATACGAAGAAAGCCCGATATAAACAAGCGTTTATGAAAATAATTTGTGACAATTTGTGTCAAAATAAAAAAGGGAGAATTTTTAGTTTCTCCCTTTTAGTTATTTTTTAATTTTAAGTAAGTCTGCGAATGTTTGTTCAATGGTATCCATCATACCAAACTCATTTAATTCATCCCAATCATATGAGGTTTTTAATGAAGACCAATTTACTTTTTCGTTTTTTGGTGCACCAGATACAATTGTCCAAATTAAATCATTACAGGCTTTTACTTTAGCGTCCTTATCTTTTGAATACTTAGGATTATCTAATGCGGTTATAGTAGTGTCATATACCGCTTTAACATTATTATATGCCATTTCCTGTCTACGTTTTAAGATATCAGCTTGTTTTTTAGCCGCTGCTTCTCTTTTTTTCTTAAAGTATGGAATTATATCTAATAGGTCTTCATTCATCATTTTTGATAAAGAAAGTCTACCTTCATTTTTCATATATGGTTTATCATCAAATACCGATTGAATCATATCTGCTTCTTTATGGAAACCATTCATTCTTAAAGTGAATGCGATACCATCGGCTGCTTCAACTCCATTCCATCCAGATGCCGATGATACTTTTCTTCCAAATTCATGTGTACCATCTTCTCCACCCCAATATTCCGAACTATCTACTCCGTTAGTTCTAATATCTGCCATTTTCTCTTTATACTTAGGGTCATCCATTGATGGATAATTTACTCTCTTAGCCCATTCAGGCTTTCCTTCAATCTTTGATACCAATTCTCTTGCTTCATCGTGGAAGTTTGCATCGGTTAATGCTTCAACTGCCGCTTGATACATTGCTTTTTGATATCCATCTTTACCCAACTTTTGTGGAGTAATTCCAAATTCTTCTGCTTTTTTCTTAGCTTCTTTGTTTACAGTAGGATTACCTTTTCTAGCTTCTTTTGGTTTAGAAGTAGGTTCGGTTTGTGGTTCTGCTTTACTTCCACCACCTTGTGAATACTTTGCGATTATATCTTTAGCGTATTTGTTACCAGGATTACCACTAATTGCGGTCATTAAATCCATTGGTTTCAATTTTTTAGAATCAATATCAGCTGATAAGTTTGATAAATTAACACCATTCTCATCTGCCCAACCTGCTATTGCTTGTGTTCTTAATCCAGTCTTAGCTGCAATTGATTTAACAGTTGCCATACTATCTACTTTTGGTTCACCACCTCTATCTTTTGAATAATCTCCACCAAACATATCATTTGGTTTTGCAGCTCCTTTAGATGCACCACCTTTCTGGGCTTTAGGGTCTTCGTGAGTACCAGCCTTTAATGCTGCTTGATACGAATCCTTTGATTTGAAGTGTACTAATTTTCCAGTCTCTTTACTTTTAGCTTTAAAATCTTCAGCTTCAAATAGTCTTTTTAAACTTATGTTTGCCATTATGTGTTATTATATTCTATAAATATATACGAATTTTTATTTACATCCCCAAATCCTATGCCAATAAAGAATAGTATTCTTTGAAATGTTTTATTCTATCCGGTAATCCAATAGTTCCACCATTAACTCTTTTAGTGATTGATGTTACAACTGTATCACTTGCTCCACCATCGGCCATCTTATGTAATCCGTTTTTAGAGAAAAACCAAGCTGCTGATAATAATGCGTACTTAGATGCTACTACATCAGGATTTGATAAAATATCTTCACCAATTGCTTTACCAAACGCAGTATAGTTTTCTTTACCTGTCAATTGGATGTATCCTCTACCTCTGAATTTGTATCCTTCACCACTTGATTCAGGTCCGTTACCCATTCTACCACCATACACTTTAGATGCAATCTTCTCCGGTTTTCTTTCGTAAGGTAAAGCTGATTCTAAAGTTGGGAAATATTTCTTAAAGATACCATTCAACCCTTTAGCTGAATAGTTTAGATTTTCTTGTGTTGCTTTGAATCCACCACTTTCGTGTCCACATTGTGCTAAGAAGTGTGCTAATCTCAATGGAGTATTGATTTGAAACTTAGCTGCCGTATCAGGAATCATTTGAATTACTGCATCAGGAATATGTCCTTTAAGTTTATCCAATTTCAATCCACCTACCGGTGCTATTGTTTGTACAGGTGGTGTAGGAACAGGTTTACCTTCTCCCACAATCATCGCCCAAGTAGTATCACCTACAATGCCATCCGGAGTTAGTCCGTTTTTTGTTTGAAATGCTTTTACAGCTTCTTCAGTTTTTGGTCCAAAATTTGTTACTGCTGGTGAAATTCCTAATTTCTCCTGCATTAATTTTACATTTTCGTTGTTATCGCCTTTTTTTAATAACATTGTAATATTATTTATGTTCTTCAGTTATAACTTCTTTTCCTTCACCAAAATCAATTACTTCAAAAACTCTTGTCTGAATTTTTTTAGTTCCTTCGGCGTTTGTTAATATGATTGAATTTTTAAACTTCTGCCAATTGATGACAAATGAATTATCTAATACACCACCATTCTCCTCTTTAACCAATTCGTTAAGAGCATTAATAGTGTATAGTGAATTAGATTCCTTCTTTCTATGTATTAGGATTGTATTTTCCAATGGAGTATCCGGTTGGAAAGC